AGGTACTCGGACTGGGATACCCCGCTGTCCATGCGCAGCACATCCAGGCTGTTCACCGATTCAACCGATGCGAAATGCTTCACGCCGGGGAATCGGGTCGCCTGCGCATCCACTGTCACCAGCAGGTTCGCGTTCTGAGGCTGCGCCACCACGGTGGAGACAAAGGTGGCCTCTTCCGAATAAATGCCGGGCGATGCGATCGCTTTGATCCAGAACTTGCGCTCACCGTCAAAGCCTGAGGGAAGCGTGAAACTGCTGGACTTGACCTCGGCAATGAAGATCGAGGTGTCCCAAGCACCCCCTTCCCGCAATTCATAAGCCACGACCTCCGGCTCGGGATTGGGCAGCCAACGAAACTCCAGCCGGTTGGCCGACTGCACCACATCAAATTGCCGCACCGATGAGGGCGCGAGCAAGGTGAGCTGGAAGGTGGTGACGTGCTGGCTGTACTTGCCCGAGGTGTCAAAAGCACGGATGTGATAGTTGTACTGACCCGACTCGCTTTGGTCATGCACCAGCTGCGTGCCTGCCGTCTGCCCCACCAGCACACCCGAATCCCATCCTGTGCCGACCCTCACCTCATACCCCGAGAGGTCGGCATCGGTGTTGGCACTCCAGCTCAAGAGCAAATCGGTCGTTCGGCGCAGCACCACAAAGTCCTGCACATCATCTGGCGGCTGGAGCTTGCCCAGAATGCTTTGGCTCAGACTTGCGGAGTTGCCCAGTTTGCCCGACACCCCCACAGCCCGAACCGTGAAGACGTAGTCACCGGCCTCAGCGTTTCGGATCTCCAGATAGGTGCTGGAGACTTTGGGCAGCGTGGCGGTGTTGCCGCCGTTGACTCGGTAGGTGACCTGGTACTCCAGTGCCCCAAAGACCTGTTCCCATCCGAGCTGAATCAGCACCAGCGCCTGATCCTTGACCCGATACAGGCTCTCGGTCACGGTCAGTCCCGCCGGGGCTGCTGGCGTGGTCGAGAGCACCGTGATGGCACGAGGCTGCAAGGCCAGACCCTGCTCGATGGTTGCGTACTTGCTGGGGTTGTGCGCCAGCGCCGTGATTTCGTGGACACCAGGTTCGCTTTCAGCGACTTGCACCACCCGAAAGAGCTGCGACTCCACCAGCGTGGAAGACAGCACCCAGATCGCGCCCACTTGGGGAGCCATCGAAAACGCGCTGGTCACACCCACAGTCCGGCCGGACAGCGAGCCCACTTGTCGCTCTTCAACGACCCCCGTGGGCAGCACCACGGAAATCCGCCAGGATCCAGCGGGCAAGTCCTGATCGAGCGTCACGCTCACGGTGGTGGCCGCAGCAATCCGCCCACCGAGTCGCATTCCACCTCGGCTGGCATCGGCCACCTTGATGACATCTCCGGGCCTTACCACCGCCCCTTCGAGTCCGGTGCGGAAAGTGATGATCTCCGACTCAGACTGCTCGGAGTACAGCAGCCATTTGCCCACCCGGTTGGCCTGACCACGAGAGGTGCACCCCATGGCCACCACATCAGCCTGTACCACCCCATAACGGGCAATGCCTGCGAGGTCCTCGACGTATTCCACCTTCTGACGATAGAAATCATCCGGATCCACCCAGCTGACCAGCGCCACCGTGTGCCGCGCCTTGGCAGAGGACCCTTGATAGGCGAACTCACCATCGACGACATTGGCAGCGGTGAACTGATAAACCGGATCCTGCGGTGCATCCTGCGTGACCGTGATGGCACCACCCGACCAGTAGGCCATGCCCCGGAACACCGCGGCCATGTCCTGCACCACCTTGTAGGCCTGCTCCCGGGTCTGCAGGTACAGGTTGCAGGTAAAGCGTGGCTCATAGCCACCCAGCCCGTTGGGCACCAATTCGTCACAGTACTTGGCCACCCGGTACAGCGCCCACTTGTCGACCTGCGACGCAGGCGTGTAGTTGCCAAGACCGTAGCGGGTATTGGTCACCAGGTCATAGAAGCACCAGGCCGGGTTGTCCGTCCAGGCGACCTTGAAGCTGCCATCCCAGACACCGGCATAGGAGCGGGTCTCAGGAAAGTAGTTCGACGGGATGCGAACCCGAAGGAGCTTGAGGTCATAGCTGCGCCTGGGAATCGAGGTAAATTGCGAGGCGTCGACCCGCAAGGCCATCAGCGCGCTGTTGGGGTAGCGCAGCTTGCTCTCGATCACCTCGGTGTAGGACTCGAGGAAGGTCTTGTTTTGCAAGCTGGTCTGCGTCGAGTCGGCCGTGATGCGACGCAAGCGCACATCCCAGGGACCAGTCCCGGACAAAGGAACGTAGTAACTGCGCTGGTAGCGCGATGAGGTCTTGCCCGAAACCGTGTCCTGCAGGATCTGCACATACCCGGCTCCCCGGGACTGCAGGTCGATTGCATAGGTGACCGAAGTACCGTTCAGATCACCATTGGTCGTGTCCTGCAGCGTCAGTGTCGGGATGCTGACCTTGATGCGCACAGCGTCCACGTCCGGGTCGGTGATGGAGCGCACCACGGGCTGGTCGTATTTGCACTCCACCCCGACGGACACCTCGTTTTCCACAGAGGAAAAGCCGGGGATATAACTTTGCTGCTGGGTGCCTGTGCGCGCCTCCAGCGTCACGCCGGTAAAGTTGTACGAGCCATCCGAATTCTGGATTGGCGTGTCGTCCAGGTAGACGGATTGCAGGCCAGCGGCCAAGCCCTCGATCTCACCCTCGCAGACGAGGTCAACCACCCGGGCATAAGCCTTGGAGCGCAGGCTGTCGGGCGCTTCCTGGGCCACGCGAGCGCTGCCGCCCCCTCCTTTGCCACCACCTGCGCCAATGATCAGAGAAGTGCTCTGGGTGTTCATACAGCGATCTCATCCACATCAATGCCTGCGCTGATCACGGCCGAACCCACAATCAGCCGCCCGTAACCCACAGGCACGGGATGCCCTTGGGCCGTGGTGTTCACAGCGCCGTTGAAAACATAGCTCGGTTGGTTTTCTGGTCGCTCGGAAGGGTCAGAAGACTTGGCCGTCGGAGCAATCATCTGGGCCACGCCTCCCAAAATCATGGAAGTACCCACCGAATAGAGCGTGGCCTGCGAGAGAAACGATCCTGCCGCAGCCCATCCCATCGGGTTCCACCAGGACACAGCGATCAGAGCCGCACCCAAAAGGATCTGACCCAGGCCATTGCCCCCTGCACCCGAGATCACGGGTGTGATCGTGATGTGCTGCTGCCCTGTGGGCTCATGCAGCCGATCAAGATTCAAGGCGTCCCGCCCGGCCAGCACCCGGTAGCCCACACCTTGCTCACCTGAAGCCACGAGCTCTCGCTCGAAGGTGGGAAAGTTCGCACACAAGGCTCGAACTGCTTCCGCAGCCGAGGCAACCGCCATCTTGTGCCTGCGCCCGAAGCGCTTACCCAGCTCACCGAGAAGGATGATGGTGGTCATGGAGATGGGTTGGTTGCTGTGCAATGTCTAAGGGTGTGACGTAGCGTGTGGGTGGTGATCTTTTGCCAGTAGCCGCCATACACATCCCGGCTGGAGAGCCTGCCCTGCAGGTGATGAAGGATCAGGCCATCGTCCAGGTAGATTGCGGCGTGGTTGGGTACGTGCGATGCGACCTGCATCAGCAGGACATCACCCAAATTCATTTCACCTGGCTCCACCACATGAAAGCCTGCGCCAGCGAAGTTGTCGAGGTACAGGTTTTCGTCACGCTTCCACCACTCGTCAAAGCGGGTGAAATCCGGCAGATCGATGCCGCGCTCTTGGTCGTACCAGTCCCGGATCAACGAGTAGCAATCAAGCACGCCATGCGACCACTCGCGTCCGACCAAGGGTGCAGCGTAGCCTTGCGGGCGAAGCTCAATCCACTGCCCCGCCGGGAAACTCGCGATGAACCAGGGCAGCGCCGTGGCCTCGCAGGCCACACGGTCCGCCTGGCTGGGCTCAGGGCTCAAGTTGGGGTGAGAGTGAAACACCCCCACGATTTCGCCGAGCTGGTCGGCGCGCACATAGTCCTCGGGGTGGATCACAAACTGGTCGGTGCCCACGCCGATATTGCGGCATGGGACATAGGACTCCCGGCCCTTGTGAATGACGAGCAAGCCACAGGCTTCGCGGGGAAACTCCCGAGCAGCATGGGCCAGCGCCAGCGATTGGTTGACGGAGTCCATCATCGGATCAACCCCGCCGCTGGGAATCCGCCAAAGGGCAGCTCGGCATTCGAGCCAAAGCGCTTCTGACAGGACACCAGTCGTTTGCCGCAGACATCCTGCGTGCGGCCAGTTACCGTCTCGTCGTTGGCATTGAAATAGGCCGTTCCGGTGTAGCCACACTCCGAGCCCCGGTAGCTCCAGGGGCAGACGTTTTGAACAATCTGCCGCCTGGGCAAGGACACCCCTTCAAGGTCAAAGGAGGCTGCCAACTCAAACTCGACCACATCCCGGGTCTCTCGTGACTTGCGGTCAATGAAATACACATCGTCGGCAAACTCAGCAGTCGGATCCGCAGTCGGGTTGCTTCCAGTGCCGAAATTCACGGCATCAAGGTACTTGAGCAGCGTGCGCTTTCTCGTGACCCTAGCTCCTACCAGGTCCTGGTAGGAGAGGATCAGCGCAGTGATGCTGCCCGTGACGTTGGCTACCTTGAGCTTGGGACGCGGCACCTGGCCGTTGCCGTTGAATTCAAAGCCTTCGGCCTGGATGGGGAACGGCTCATAGGTATTGCCCTGCCAGACCACCTGACGGCGCAACTCGTTGGTGCCTGCATGAAATCGAACCACCCCTTCATTGAAAAGGGTCATGTCCATCACGAAGAGCTCGATGACAGCACTCGGGGAAAGTTGCTGAATTTCTGAGGTAATGGCTTGTGCTGTCATGAGAGATCAAACACCTGCCGGAAGGTGGCGTGGATGTTTTCCAGATTGGGTTCTTCGATGCTGCGGCTCCACTCCTCACAAAGGAACTTGCCAACAATGCCGCTCGGAGTGGTCCAGTCAAAGGACTGAACCGCTCCACGAGCACGCAGGAAGTTGTCGATGGCAGCAGCCTCGGCCGTTGATTTGCCCCTGAATTCCAGAGACCAGACCTCAGGCTGGGTGTTGATGCCAAAGGCCAGACGCTGCTCGTACCCATCGCCGAAAGAGACCTTGCGGACATTGGGTTTGAGGGTGAGGGATGCCCCGATCGAAGCGATCCATGTGAATGTCGCCATGTGAATCCTTCAATACATCACTGTCGAC